CCGCCGCCAGCCTCCTTTCCGGAAATCGGTTTTGTTTTCCCGTCTGCGAATGCTTTTAACGCCTTCGCCTTGCTGGTGTATGTTTCCGCCGTTTCAATCCCGCAGATCGGGCAGTACACGAAGTATTCTTTGTTTTCTTCGTCGGCGTATATAACCGCGTTTTCAACTTCTCCGCCGCAATGTGGGCATTTTGTCTTTTTTTCTGTGAACCCTCGCTTCTTTTCGGTTTTCGGCGTATCCTCTGTATGTTCGTCGGAAAAGAGGCGTACAACCGCCGCAACCTGTTCAAAGTCCAGATAAACGGGCTTGTTCTCCGTAATTCCTTCAATGTTGTATCCGGTCGCTTGTCCGAAGCCGTTTTGCTTGATCGTGAACTTGTCGCACTTGATAGCGAATTCCGAACCGCTCTTCAAGATAACGCGGATCGTCATTTTAGGCATTGTCCGCCACCTCGCTTTCGTCCCCGACGATCTCGCCCGTAGCAGGATCGACATTCAAGGAATATTGTTCCGGTTCAGCGGCACGCGCCAGCGCTTTCTCCCGCTCCCGAAGGTCAAGGGAAAGCGCGCATTGCTCCGTAAGCCTCTTCAAGTTATCGACAAACTGCTGGCTAATTACGTCATACGGCATAATCACCGCTTGAAGCAGGAAGCCCGCTTTCGCTACGATGTAGGGCGTTCCGCCGGGCGTGATCCGCTCGTATAGCTCCAGCACGTCTAAAATATCGGATACGGGCGAAAGATAGCGGCTTTCGATGAACACAAGCCCGCGCCGCGTCTGCAACGGCTTCAAGGTCTTTCCAGAATAGGCGATCGAAATTGCTTCCCGCTCGACAGGCTTTTCGTTCGCGTCTGTGTCCTCGAAGCTGATTTCCGAAGGAATGCCCGCTACTTGAACGAACCAATCTTCCCGTTGTTTTTCCGGAACGTCGAAAATTGTCAAAAGACTTTCTTTGTCCAGCGCCGGAAGCCCTGTTACCGGATAAGCCGCCGCGCCGTCGCCGATGTATTGAACAACGCCGCCGCCTTCGGTGTACCGCTCATAAATAACGGCGTATTTGTTCTTCTTGCAGATCGCCGCGATATTTTTAATCTTCATCTTCCGCCACCTCGCTTTCGTCTGCGTCGTCCCGCTCCGCAATCTGCGAAAGGTCAACGCGGGGAACGCGGATCGCCAGCGCGATTTGACAACCGCAACGCGGACAATCAATCGCATTGAAGCGGGTAGGCGGTTTCGTTAAACACTCCGTAAACCCGCGCGGCTCTTCCGCAATGTAGATTTCTTCTTTTGTCGGCGTTACGCGGTATCCGCATACGCCGCACGTCTTTTTCTTTGTAAACATATTGAATAGCCCTCCTTTTGTCTAATATCTGCCGTAAACCCGAACGACGGTGAAGGGCTTGTCCGCCTTCGTCGCCGTTACGATCGCCGAAGTCATAAAGGATACGCGCAAGAAATCCCGCGCCGCCCGTTTTGCAAGCCTCCACGTAATCATTCGCGCGTTAGGTTCCTGCATTGCGTCGCCGTCCAGCGGATACTCGCAAATAAGAACCGTGTTCCCGAACGGTCGCCGCGCTGGGCGTTCCTTCATAAATTCTTTGTTGCCCTCTTTGCACTTCACAATTTCAAGCGCCTTCGGAAACTGCCATCCGCAGTCCTGCTTCTTTTCTTTTGCCATTGTTCGCCGCCCCTTTCTTCAAAGCTGAACTAAATTCAAAACCGCAAGAAGCCGATCCGTAATCTGCTTCCGGCGCAACTGCTTCAATATCGTTTCTTCGTTTGCGTCGTAGTTTTCTGCAAGCGTTACGAAATACTTCAATTCCGGATTTGCCCTTTGCCGAATCCCAAGACAGAAAAGAAGGTGATCCGTTACTTCCGCTTTGATCGGATAAACGGCAATTTCTCCCGTGTTCTTGTCGATTTCTCTACAAACGCATATCATTTCGCCCATATCCGCGCCCCTCTCTAATCGTTATAGGGATTTTGCAAGCACCAATCCCACGTTTCAGCGTCTTTCCAGCCGATCGTGAAATGATTGTTCCGCCCGTCGCCTGTGAAATACAGGTATTCAGCCGGAAGGACGCGCCCGACGTTCGTTTCCCCGTCCCGCTCTGCGTGATAGCGGATCAGAACGTCAGCCGCCAGCGTCGCAAGCTCCGGAAGAACGGGATAATCTGTCGAATATCCGGCGAACTGATACGGCGCTTCTAATACCTCCAGCACGGTATCCGGAAAGCGGGGATCGTCAACGCGGTTCAGCACGCACCAAACGCACGCGGCTTTTTCCATATCCGAAGCAATCCCGCGCGCTTCTCCGTAAAGCATCTTTGCAAGCGCTTCAACCTCTGCCGCGTCCGGTATGTAGTCCGTTTCTTCCGTTTCCGGTGCAAGCGTCAAGATTGGGGAAGGGGATATAAGCGCCGTAGGTTCTCCCGAATACTGTTCCGTTTCCGGTGTCCCGCTCCACGGCATAAATGCGACAAGCGGGATCGCGACGATTACCATTGAAAGCGCCGCCGCGATCCGTCTTTGTTTCCTCTTCACAACGCCACCCCGCTATCCGCTTCAAGGGACAGCCACCATTCGGGATTGTTTCGGAAGCGTTCGTTCGGGCAAGCGTCGCAATTCTCCGCCACGCACCCGCTACAATATCGCTTTTGAAATTCCGTATCCCACGGCGCTTCTAATACCGGAAGGGAACGCAAGAACCGCCCAAGCCCTTGCGCGTCCGCCGTGAGTGCTTCAAAGTTTGTTTTCCCGCTCGACGTTGCCCGCCTTTCTGCGCTTGCCGCCATACCCAGCGCCGCCCGCTGTTTCAAGACGGCGTAATTCTCGAACCACATTTTGTAAAGCTCCGCTTCCGTTTTCCGGATCGCGTGTTCAAGAACCCGCACCGCCGCTTCGGACAAGTCCGCGATCGTTTCTTTGATCCGCTTATAGTCCGCATATATGGCGCAATATTGCTCATAGGTGTAAAGGTAAGATGTGCAATCGTTCTTCGGGCACTCCTTTTTCAAGGCTTCGCCGAAATCCGCCAGCGGCTTGAAAAGAATTAAAGTGTCTGTCATATTGAATAGCCCTCTTTCTTGAATTGCGGCGAATTAGTTTTCCGCCGCCCTCTTTTTTCTTTCGTTCTCTATGTTTAGGTTCATTTTCCAATAGTGAAAATGATTAAACATTTCTTGCGTGCAAAGAAGCCCGTCCGCCCGCCGAACGTCAATTCCCATTGTGATTTGCAGGAATTCGGCAAGCCCACAAAACCGCCCACAAAGATTTGTGATGGCGTTCAATTTCTGTTCTTCGGTGTAATCCCTGTTTTCGTATGCCGCTTTGCCCTCTG